AAGCATTATGATCACCTTCATAAAATTCAATTAATGATTTTTCAAAAGCATCTGTAAATCCTTGAATATATTTTTCATGAAATTCTTTCTCTTTTCTATCTCCCGGATATACATATGCATCCAAAAATTGATATATATTTTGGAGATCTTGATCAATAATTGTTTTTAATTGATATGCTTTGATATAATTTATGGTTGATGTTAATTGATTTTTATAATAATGAGGTTGTTTTACTTTAGATAATAATGGTAATAGTGCATACACATCTTCAAAATGTTCATGATAATCTACATAATTTGATTTAAAATCAATTTGTATTTTATTTTGATATTGTAAAAATTCAATGGGTAAACTATCTAAATTTCCTTCCCCAATAAATTTTATTTTAAAATCATAAGGCCAATTTCTTTTTGCTAAGGATAGAAGTAATTGATAGTCTCTTCGATTTTTATAAATTTTTCCCTGAACAGCATAGATTGGAATAGCTGTTTTTTTTTTTGTAATTTTTGGTAATATATCACAATCAAAAAATCTTTGCTTTTGATTACATAAAGGTGTTAGAAATTTAACATTAGAATATTTTAATAGATCATCATCTACACGATGAGAAATAAAATAGTAAATGGATGGTTGTTGTAACTTTTGTTTATATTCTTCGATTAATTTCGGATAAAATGTGACATATATTTTTTTATCAAAGGGTTGATTTTGATTTATAATGAGATGAGGATATTTTTTCTGAATATAAGATATATAATCATTTTTACGAATATTTTCTAAATATAACTGGTCTTGAGATGATTTAGATATATTACATATAAAATCATATTTTTCAATAATAGATTCAATGATTTCATAATGATAATTATAGTTTGTATTATCAATGCTTATTCTCATTATTTATTCTACATAATATTTTTTTATTATTATTTATACCAATTAAGAAATTATAAAATAAGTTTAATATATTTTATAATTATTGTTTGTAATTATATCTTTATCAAATGATAATTTTTATTCCATTAGGAGGTTTAGGAGAACGTTTTAAAAAACATAATTATCAAAAACCAAAAGCATTAATTCCAGTATTTGGAAAACCAATTTTATTTTATTTATTGGATAATTTACAAGTTAATAATTCAGACTGGGTTTATATTTGTTATCATCCTGATTATAAACAATATCGATTTGAAGATTTATTGAGAAAACAATATCCAGATTATCCATTTTATTTTTATTGTTTACAAGGAAATACCCGCGGAGCAGCGGAAACTTTATCTATTGCTTTACATCATGGGATGAATTTTTTTAAGAAAGATTGTCCAATATTATCTCTAGATGCTGATAATTTTTTTTCGACAAACATAATACAATTGTGGAATGGACAAAATAAAATATTTACATTTGAAGATGAATTTAGTAATGGTTCGTGCTATTCTTATGTTCAGTTGGAAGAAAATAAACTAAATGATAATATGGATAATGATAATAATAATAATATGAATAGTCAAAATATTAATAATGATATGAAAAATGATAATGTTAATAATAATGTTAATAATAATAAAATTACAAAAATTATTGAAAAAGAAAAAATATCCAATTATGCTTGTTGTGGTGCTTATGGTTTTGAATCTTATCAGGAAGTTTTATTTTACACAGATAAAATTATTCAAGAACAAAAAATGCAGAAAAAAGAATTTTATATTTCCGGAATTATTCAAGAAATGATTTTGGAAAATAAATTTTTTCAAAATGAAGTGATATCTTATTCTAATTGGCATTGTCTAGGAACTCCATACCAATTATTACAATTTTATAACAATTATCCATGTAAAAATATATATGGCGAATCATTGATTCAAAAAAAAAGAATATGCTTTGATTTAGATAATACATTAGTATCCTTTCCGAAAGTCAAGAATGATTATACTACAGTGGAACCAATTGAAAAAAATATTGCATTCTTAAAATATTTAAAAACTTTCGGTAATACAATCATTATCTATACAGCTCGAAAAATGAAAACATGTTCGGGAAATATGGGAAAAGTTTTACAGAATGTTGGAAAAATTACTTTAGATACGTTAGATAATTTTGATATTCCTTATGATGAAATTTATTTTGGAAAACCTTACGCAGATGTTTATATTGATGATTTAGCATTAAATTGTTTTCAAGATATGGAAAAAGAATTTGGTTTTTATAATCATAAAATTAATCCAAGAGACTTTCATAATATTCAACATTTTTCAAGTAATGTAATTAAAAAAGAAGGAGCTGATTTATCTGGAGAAATACATTATTATCTACACATTCCTTGTAAAATAAAAGATATGTTTCCATTATTATTAGATTATGATAAAGAATTGAATCAGTGGTATTCTATGGAAAAAATAAGTGGAATATCGATTAGTACATTATATACTTCCATGTTATTATCTGATGAAATGTTACTTCATGTAATGAATTCATTAGTTCGTATTCAAAATAGTGAAATATTAATTAATAATCAAGATTCCTATGAATTATATAAAAATGAGTTATATCAAAATTATAGTAATAAAGTAAAACAAAGATATAGTCAATATGATTATTCACTATTTCCAAAGAGCAATGAAGTATATCAAAAAATAATTAATTACTTAGATAATTATGAAAAGATTGACGATGGTAAATTAAGCGTTATTCATGGTGATCCTGTAATGACCAATATTATGATTAATGAATTTGGAAAAATAAAATTTTTTGATATGCGTGGAAAATTAGGAAATAAAAACTGCATTTATGGTGATTATTTATACGATTGGGCAAAGTTATATCAATCATTGGTTGGCTATGATAAAATCTTGCAAGATAAAGAAATTGATAAGGATTATGAACAAAATAAAATTACTTTTTTCAAAAATTATTTTATTGAACATTTTAGTGAAGGAGAATTTACACATATGAAATATATTTGTGTAAGTTTGTTTTTTACATTAATACCTCTTCATAATAATGATAAATGTCATAAATATTATCAAAAAATATATGAATTATTAGAATCTTACAACATTTAAAAGATGTAATTATAAGATAAATACTAAATTAATATATTTTACACATTCGGACATTTAAATCTATACTATTTTTATATTAATTATAAAAAATTAATGTTCTTGTTATAGGTGTACCTTCTTTATCAGATTGTAATATCCATTTTAATTTTTTATAACTTTGATTTCCTTCCACTGAAGTTAAATTTAATAATCTTTCAGTATATTCAGTGACAAACCCAGATTCATTACGTACTGATGTATTTGGAAAAATAGCAGAATATATTTCAACAAAACCATTATTGTTTATTGTAAAAGAATAAGTAGCAATAGTCACTGATACATTAGGGTTATTTTCATATGTACAAGAACTATTAAGTATTAATAAATTTCCTATACTTTTTCCGTCAGTTCCATATAATGGAAGACTATATTGTATAATATTTCTTTTTATTGCATCTGTTGATTGTGAAGTTAAATCTGTAATAGAGTCACTTCCTGATGAAGGATTATAATATGTAATTAAATTATTACAAGTCATTTTATTTTTGTATAATATATATTTTATTTATACATTATTAAATTAAATGATAATTAATTTAAAATGTATAAATAAAATATCTAAAAAAGTATAAATTATGAAAATTGGTGTTATTGGCAATGGATTTGTAGGAAAAGCAACAAATATACTTGCTAATGAAGAAGTAGAACTAGTTGTTTATGATATTAATCCTGAATTATGTATTCCCAAGGGAACAACATTAGAAGAATTATGTCAAGTAGATATTATATTTATTTCTGTACCAACTCCTATGAATAAGGATGGTAGTTGTCACGTTGGAATATTAGATTCTGTTGTAAATGATCTTAAGAAAATAATTTCTCTAGATGAAAAATTAGTTGTTTGTCGTAGTACTGTTCCTCCAGGAACATGTGATCGTCTTGGTTGTTATTTTATGCCTGAATTTTTAACCGAAAAGAATTTTGAATATGATTTTATTAATAATGAAGATTGGATTTTTGGTTTAAAAAATCAAGAGCAAGATTGTATTTTTAAAGAAAAAATTGCTCAATTAATTGATTTAAGCTATCAACATAAAAAGATTAATTACAATACAATTCATTTTGTATCTAATAGTGAAGCAGAAATGATAAAATTATTCCGTAATAATTTTTTATCCGTTAAAGTTTCTTTTTGTAATGAAATAGCAGAATTTTGTTCAAAGAAAAATATTGATTATGAAAATGTTCGTAAATTAGCAATATTAGATAAACGTATTGGCGCTAGCCATAGTTTTGTTCCAGGGCATGATGGACGCAGAGGATACGGTGGAACATGTTTCCCAAAAGATACGAATAATTTAAAGCATGAAATGAAACAAATAGGCATGAAGTCTTATATTATTGAAAATACAGTTAGTCGTAACGAAGAAGTAGATCGTGCTGAAAAAGACTGGAATGATAATAAAGGGCGTGCTGTAATTGAATAAAGTAAGGTATTTAGTTGGTATTATTTACAAAAGTAAATGTAATTAAAAATTTATTATAAAATAAATTTTTATAAAATCTGAATCATAATTTTCTTATCATTTTCAAATTCATTTATTTTTCATTATTTTTTTTATTATTTTTTTTGACAAGTTTAACAACGGGTCTCATTTTAAAACCTTGTTTTCCTTTAGCGGTCATTGCCTTTTTTCTTTCAGCAGCAGTATATTCGTGGAAATGTCCTCTGTAAGGTCCATAAACTTTCTTTTTAGAACCTTGTGTATATTCTTGAATTTTAAAGGTGACTTTTCCTAATTTCAATTTATTCATTTTTTCTAATCCTTTTTCGTGAGCAATGGAAGATAAAAGTTTCATTGCTGCGTTTAAGGGGGATTGGCCATGTTTTAAAGTGCTACCACCAATAGATACTTTTTTACCATCTAATTCGCAAACACGGAAGTGTCTTTCTTCTTTGATGTTTTTTTTACCACCTTTCATTTCTTCACCCATCATTTCTGAATGCATCATTTTCGAGGTCATTATTTTATACTTTATACTAACAAAAAAAATTTGGAAAAATTATATATTAATTAATATATAATTAATAGAAAATTATATTTTAAATATATTAAAGAAAAAAATAATAATAATTTTAAAAACAAAATTTTAAAATTTCTTATAGATAATAATTTCCTTTATGTTTCATTATTTTTATAAAATATGATACTTCCTCCTCAAATAATATCTGGAAAAAGATATTTATTTATTAGAAATCCTTCAAAAAATCCAACAAAAAGTTCTTTATATTTTCGAGGAAATTTTATTAAGTTAGAAAATAATACACTTTCAATTACAAAATATCATGCGTTAAATGAAAAAATAGAAAAATATGGAAATCATACAATTCCTGCTTCATGGATACTTATGATGATAGATCTACCTTTGTTTCTATATGATGATCATAAATATATATATATAAATAATAAGAATTATCGTAAATATTTAAAAATAGATAAGTATATTTAATTTTGTTTTTTCTATAAATTTTTTCTATGAATTTAAATCATAGAATGAATTCAAACAATGATAATGAAAATAAAGATGAAAAAAAAGATGAAAAGAAAGATGAAAATAATAAAGAAAGAATGAATAATTGTAGAAAAAAATTATTTTTATTTGATATTGATGGCACATTAGTGGAATCATCTAAAAAAATTTCATCAGATCATGGTTTATTATTAAATAAATTAAAAGAAAAATATGAGATCGGTATTGTCGGCGGAGGTATGTTAAATAAAAATTTAGATCAATTTGGAGATCATATTTATTTTCATCATTATTTAACAGAATGTGGATGTGTATATTATAAAAATATATCTGATGATGGATTATATTTAGAAAATATATATATTAAAGATATTCGAAAACATAAATTTTATGAGCAAATTAATCAGCTTATTAAAGTATGTTTGTTCTATTTAAGTCAAGTTTCCTATATTCTTACCGGACACTTTATTGATTTACGCAATGGATTAGTATATGTATCTTTAATTGGTATGAATGCAAATGATCAAGAGCGAAGTGATTTTATGAAATTAGATAAAGAAAAAAAGATTCGACAAGAACTACTATTCAAATGTATA